ATGCCGCTTGTCAAACAAACCATTGATATGACCGCCTTCAACCCTGCGGCCACGCTGCCGTTTCAATTGCGGCTTAAGGATTTTGAGCTGGCAATTCAGGACGTGTACGACTTCTTTTACGATGTGAACCAGATGCTGCTTAGCAAGGGCTTGCACCGTATGGACGACATGCTGAGGCCAGCCGCGATGTCCGGGATGCTCTCCGACATGATCACGGCCAGCATGGCCCGGCACACCAGGGTCTTGCGCGAAAACACCCACTTTAATGGCCATCCCGATCTCATCGTGCAGGGCCGCTACGCGAACAACGCTGTGGCGTCCGGCTTGGATGGCGTCGAGATCAAGAGCACACGAAAACGCGGCGGCGCGGTCGACACCCACGGCGCGCGCGACCAGTGGATGGGCGTGTTCGTCTATCAAACGGATCACCTGACGGAGCCCGCGGCGGACCGGACGCCGATGAAGTTTACCGAGATCTATCTCGCCGAAGTTAAGGTGAGCGATTTCAGGAGCAACAATCGCGGTGCGCTGGGCACCCGGACAGCCACCCTCGACCGGGCCGGTATTCTCAAGCTGCGGTCAAACTGGATCTACCTGCCGAAGAGCCCCTAGCTTCGCGATAGCCTTGGTAGCGACCTTGACATATTTCGGGTCGCTCTCGACGCCGACGGACGCATATCCTACCGCATTGGCGGCCGCCAGCGTGGACCCCGAGCCGGCGAAGGGGTCGAGCACGATACCCTCCCCGAGCGGCAGCGCGGCGCGCACAACGTGACGCAGGAAACCCTGCGGCTTGAGCGACGGATGTGCCGCGATCTCCCGTTCTGCCTTGGGCGTCGGTCTGGACGGGATCACGTCGCCGAACGGCCGGTCGGCCGTAAGCCGCCGGAAGCCGCCGGTTCTGAACCGGCGTAGGTTGTCCTGCACACGACCCTCGACCGGCCGCCGTAGCACAACCCAAGGCTCGAACTGTGAACGGGGCATAACGCTAACGTCGTGGAATTCCTCGTGCGCGCCCTTCGGCCGGTCGCCGCCCCGCATCGTCATCACAAGACGCACTATGCCGCCGCGGAGTTCGAGACCACCTTCTGACATGGCCGAGCCTACGATATGGGTTAGCAGCGGATTCGAGGCGACGACGACGTTGCCGCCTGGCACGAGCACCCGGTTGAGCAGCGTGCCTAGCTTCTTGAAGAAGGCGTAGAGTTCGACCCGGTCGTCGTCGGTGAGCACGGTGAAGCGCGGAAGCGGCGAGCGTTGGTGGCCATCAAACGACGGCGGAATTCGCCAAATGCCACCCTTACCGCTACGTAGCTTTTCTTGCTCGACCTCTGTGTACTCGACCAAGCCGTACGGCGGATCGGTGACACATGCGTGAATCGACGACGGTGGCTCCGATGCCAGCCAATCGAAGGCATCGGCTTGATATAGCTTGGCCTTGTCCACGGTTGCGACGGGATCGAGGTCGAGCTTATGCCCGTTGGCCTGCCCGAAGTCGTGGCCGTTCGCCTTGAGCCTGTATCGGCCACGGCCGGTCCGCTCGAATGTCGTCCCGACGTTCTTGTTCAGATAGGACCTCACGGATGAAGGAGCTGTGGCGCCCATTTGGGCAACAACCGCGCGCGAGATGTCGTCTATTGAAGCTTCCCCGCCGATGGTCTGAAGGAACCCGTAGATTGAGTCCCTGATGCTGCCTGGTGCTTTAGCCACGAATCACTCCGTCCGCTAGAACGAATCATGCACACGAAAGACGTCGGGACGTCAAACGGCAAGTGTGCATATCGTTTATGAATGCAGAACAGCGTTGCGCAGAAGACTCATAGACCGACGCGGCTCTTTTGAGCCGCTCGCGCCTTCGACCCTCCTTCATGGCCGGGGACATGATCGACTAAGCCATCACGTTGAGCCTGCCATTGTACTGGAAGCCGTCGCAGCAAATCCTCGAGCTGAAGATTTGGGGGCTGTCGCCCAACCAGGATCGCCTCAACAATGTCCGGAGCGAGCAGCGTCAGCCGCAGGACTCGACCGACGTAGGAGTCATTGATCTTCTCAGCGGAGGCGATCTCCGCAATGGTCGCGTAGATCCCGTTCTCAAGCATATCGCGCCAGCGGAATGCCCGAGCAATGGCCTTGACCATGGCGCTGTCAATACGCCGGCGCACGGGCGCCGCTGTAACCTCCGTGCCGTCCGGCGCGAGCACCAGCCTCCTCCCACCACGCCTCCTGATCGAAATCGGCACCCTCACCGTGACCGTCCGGCCGTCGTCGCTGAGCTTAGGCTTGGGCATCACGCGGCCCTCCTGGCTTCCGGTTTGATCGCGCCAAGGTCCGCGACCAGCTTAGTCAGGCCCTCCGTTCGCATTCGAATGTCGGCGCCGTCTGGGGACACATCGACGCGCTCAACCAGCAGCTGAACGACTCGCGCCTGTTCGGCCGGAAAGAGTTCATCCCAGAGCGGGTCGAGCCGGTGCAACGCTTCGCGCACGTCCGCTTCGCTCAGACCATCCAGCCATTGCTGGGCTGCGCGCCAGGTGCGGACTAGGATCTCGGGCGTTCGCAGCACGCTGCGCACCTGCTCGACCACGGCGCTTTCGATCTCGGCCGCCGGTACTCGCTTCACCGTGCATGCGTTGGGGTCACGCTTAAGCACATCCGTCGAGACATAATAGCGGTAAAGCTTGCCGCCCTTCCGCGTGTGGGTGGGTGTCATTGCCCGGCCCGTCGGTCCGAAAATCAATCCCTTCAACAACGCTGGCGTCTGCGCCCGCGTCCGCGCCGCACGCTGTCGCGGGCTGTCGGCCAGGATCGTGTGGACCTTGTCCCACAGCGCCTGGCTGATGATCGCTTCATGCTCGCCCGCGTAGACCGTACCTTTGTGCACGGCCTTTCCGATATAGGTTCGGTTGTTCAGGAGCTTGTAGACGTAGCCCTTGTCGACGAGCTTGCCATATTTGCCGGTGACGCCCTCGGCGCGCAACGCGCGCACCAGCGTTGTGGCCGAGCCGATCTTTGTGAACCGCTCAAAGATCATGCGGACCGTCTTGGCGTCCGCTTGGTTGACGACGAGCTTGCGATCCTTGACGTCGTATCCGAGTGGTACGAAGCCGCCCATCCACATGCCCTTCTTGCGAGAGGCGGCAAACTTGTCGCGGATGCGCTCGCCGATCACCTCGCGCTCGAACTGGGCGAACGACAGCAGGATGTTCAGCGTCAGCCGGCCCATCGACGTGGTGGTGTTGAACGACTGCGTGACGCTGACGAAGGTGACGCTGTTGCGGTCGAACACCTCGACGAGCTTGGCGAAATCCATCAGCGCGCGGCTGAGGCGGTCGATCTTATAGACGACCACCACGTCGACGCGGCGTGCCTCGATATCGGCGAGCAGTCGCTGCAATGCTGGGCGTTCCAGCGTTGCGCCCGAGATGCCACCGTCGTCATAGTGGTCCGGCACCAGCACCCAGCCCTCTGGCTTCTGGCTGGCGATACAGGCCTCGCAGGCTTCGCGCTGTGCGTCGAGCGAGTTGAACTCCTGCTCCAGACCCTCTTCGCTGGATTTGCGGGTGTAGACTGCGCAGCGCAGTTTCCGGACGACCGGCTTTTTCATGGCCGGGCCTCGCGGTTCTTGAGGCCGAAGAAGAGAAGCCCGTTCCAGCGCGTGCCCGTGATGGCGCGCGCGATCGCGGAAAGCGATTTGTACGGCCGGCCCTGATATTCGAAGTCTTCGTCACGCACCGTCACGCAGTGTTCGACGCCCTGATATTCGCGGATGAGGCGAGTGCCGGCGATCGGCCGTTCATTCGCGGGCTGCCGGCGCCGTGCTGGGTCGCCGCCGTCGAGTTCTTCGCCAAACTCCCGCAGGCGCTTCAGCGTATCCGGGCTGAGACCACCGTAGGCCAATTCCTGGATTCGGTAGGCGAGCCGGTGTTCCAGGAAGCGCCGGTTATAGGGCGGCGGTTCACCTTCGAAGAGATCGCGCCATTTCTGCTTCAACGCGCCGATCGGCGCGGTTTTCATGGCGGCCAATTGGGCCAGAATCGTATCGGTCACTCCGAGCCTCCATCCGACGTGAGAACGTCGGCATGACTGCTCTGGTGGCCGGGACAGTCGAGCGAACTCTCTCCGCTGTGCGGAGATAAAGGAGTGGACTTCCGGGCCCGGAGCCGCATTAGGCCGGCCGCCAGGATGTCGGCGACTTCGGCCAGGCGCTCGGCCGGCGTCATCCGCTCGGGATTGATGGAATTGGGACCGGCGAGGCTTGCGCGCATGGGACGGAGACCGTTGGCAACCGGATGTTGGTGGCCGGACGGTACTGCCGAACTACAAAAATAGAAGCACAATCAGATGCTTATCGCAGCAGAGCGCAGACAAAGGAAATCAAGCGGTGCCTGTCGCACGACAGCGATTGACTCTTGAGTGCATGAGAACAAATATAGAACAAACTTGGCGGGCAGCCCTGCCAATCCGAGCGAGGGACCAGGAAATGAGAAAACTGCCAGGGGGCAATGTCGCCGTCCTTGAACGCGATGAGGACGACTGCCAATCGCACCACCGAATCCTGAGTCTGACGGTCGCGGGCGGCTTTCTCGACGGCACCAAGCTGGAATTCAGCGACGGCCTCAATTGCATCATCGGCGGACGCGGCACCGGCAAGACCACGGCGCTTGAGTTCATCCGTTACATCCTCGGCATGATGCCGGATCCGGCCGACAGCAGGCCGCGCTCCAAGGCCATCGAAGGGCATGTGCGCGGCAATCTCAGCAGCGGCACGATTCAACTCGAAGTCGAGACCAAGCACGGCACCCGCTATTGCGCGGAACGACCGTGGGGCGATGACGTTCAGGTTCTCGACAGCGACGGCGACCCGGTTCCGGTTTCGCTGGATCGCGATCTGGTGTTCAAGGCCGACATCTACAGCCAGAACGAAATCGAGGAGATTGCGACCAATCCGCGGTTCCAGCTGTCGCTGATCGACAAGTTCGCCGAAGAGTCGATCCGTGCCGCCAGCGCCGACATTCAGAAGGCCAAGCGTGCCATCGAGCAGAGCTCCTTGGACCTGCGCAATCTTGACCATCGCATTCGTGAGATTCAGGACGTCGTCCCTGAGATCGAGCTCGTCGGCAAACGTCTGCAGGAAATGCAGGTGGTTGAGGGGGCAGACGCACAGCTGATTAACGCCGCGCATGCGCACAAGGCCCTGCGAACGCGCGAGACGGAGGTGATCACTGATCTGCGCAATGCGGTCGGGGCGGCCTCGTCGGGCTTTAAGCGATTTGTCGACTCGGTTGCGGAGAATTGCACCAATGCCATCGGCGATGGATTTCGCGATGGGCCGAATGAGGCATTGTTCGTGGAGCTGGAGACGGCGGTCGAGGAGTTTGTCGGCGAATTCCGCAAGGCCATGCCGAAGATCCAAGGCCGCTGCACCAATCTCACGTCGCAGCTGAACGATATGGCGCGCCGGCTTGCCGCCGACCATGCCCGGCAAGAGCAGCATTATCGCGAGATTATCGCTCGTTCGGCGCAGGAGAAGCAGCGTGCGGCCGAAAGGGCGAAACTACAGCAGCGGCATTTGACACTAACCAAGGCGCGACACGAGCTCGACGGCCTGATCCAGAAGCGCAAGACGATGGAGGGTAGCCACCGCCAGATGAACACCAAGCTCTCCGAGCTGCGTGATCGGCGCTTCCACTTGCGCAAGGAGGTCGCCGAGCGTCTCTGCGCGGCGCTCGAGCCTACCATCCGGGTCTCCATCACCCAGGCCGGCGACCGATCCGGCTACGAGGCTCTGCTGAAAGACCTGCTCAAGGGGTGCGGCCTGCAGTACAACCGCATCGTCTCGCGCATCGTCGAGAGCTTGTCTCCGGAAGAACTGGCACGGATCGTCCGCAAGGGCGATGCAGCGCGCCTCGCCGAGGACGGCGGCCTCGCCGAAGACCAGGCAGTTCGGATCGTCAGTTATCTCCAGGACAGCGACCAGATCAGCAAGCTGGAGACCGTCGATCTGGAGGACGAGCCGCTGATCTCGCTGAAGGACGGCGCTGACTTCAAGAATTCGGCGGACCTGTCCACCGGTCAGCGATGCACCGTGATCCTTCCAATACTGCTGCTCGAAAGCGAGCGCCCGCTGCTGATCGACCAGCCAGAGGATAATCTCGACAATGCGTTCGTCTACGACACCATCGTGAAGAGCCTGCGCGAGGCCAAGGGCGGCCGGCAGCTCATTTTTGTGACCCACAATCCAAACATTCCCGTCCTCGGCGAAGCGGAAAGGGTGTTCGTCTTCGCCTCCGACGGCCGGCGCGGCGCGGTCTCCCATGTGGGAACGGTGGAAGATGTGAAGGGGCAGATCGAGCACCTGCTCGAAGGTGGAAAGGAAGCTTTCGTCCTCCGCATGCACAAATACGGCCACTGAGGCCGGCCGCAATGTCGGAGGAGGAGGAACAGGTTCTGCTCAGGGACCTCGACGCAGAAGATTGGGGCACGGCGCGGGAGGCCGTCGAGCGCGCCGCCGACTGGCTCCGCACGCAACAAATCGACGATGTCCTCAGGGTCGAACTTGCTTCCCGTCTGCTTCGCTTGTCGTCCCATCCCAAGTGGGAGGTCCGCAAGGCTGTTGCCCATGCGGTGCTCTTTCTGCGTCATGACGCTTTTCATGCTGTGATCGCCAGGATCGTCGAAGACGAGAACGCGTGGGTCCGAGAGGCAGCAAAGAAGACCCTTCAGCGGCGCGACGGTCTCACCCGGACCGACATGCATGGCGACAATCACGGCGATACGATTCTCGGCCTCTTGTCCGGCCTGGAGACGCGGTATGGGCTGCGCGCCAGGCGGGCGGCCCTCAACGTCGCCGATCATCTCAATCATCGTTTTGTGCGCGAGGCCTATCACGAGATCGTCCGAATCATCGCGCCGCTCGATGCATCTCTGCTCAACCTCGAAAAGGAACTTGCCGGCGTCCCGGGGGTCTCCGAACACACGCTTGCGCAGGCGCGTCGCGCCCAGGCGCGCGTCAGACTGATCACGGAGTTCCTGGACAACCTCCGGGCGTTCACGACGGAAACGCCGGCTGAATTCACCGTGGAGGCGCTGCCTCCCATCGTGACGGAGGCAGTGGAACTCGCCCTGAGCCATATCGATCGGCCCGCCGCCACCATCGAGGTGCAGCAAGCGGTGGAGCACTCGCTGAAACTGGAAGCAAACCGGTCGCGCCTGCTCCAGGCCCTCATCAATATCATCGTCAATTCGGTTGAGGCCTGCGCAGACCAGATGCGCCCCAGCGTTCTGACGATCTCGGCCGAGCTGCAGACCGATACGCACATCAAGATCGCGATCGCCGACAACGGCTGCGGCATGAGCGAGGAGGCGCTGCGGGACTGCGTCCTGCTCTACAGTTCGGGAAAGCCCAACGGCATGGGCTTCGGCCTCCCGCTGGCCAAGAAAATCGTCGAGATCGATCACCGCGGCACGCTGTCGATCGAGAGCCGTAAGGATGTGGGCACCATCACAACGCTGGTGCTGCCTATGGAACAGTTGCGTTCGGAGTAGTGACCCGATGGTCAAAAACCACACAGCCCTCATTGTGGAAGATGAGCCCGAGATGGCCATCGAGATCGCCGACCTGTTGCGATCCTTTGGCCATGACCACGTGCATGTCGAAACCTTCGCCGACGCCAAGACGCGTCTTGATCAGGGCGGCTTTTGTTACGTGTTGCTCGATCTGCAGATCAAAGCGGACAGCCATTCGATCAAGCCCCGAGTCGAGTCCGGAATGTCGCTGTTACGCGAGATACGTCGGCGCTTTCCTCACCGCAGCGCCAATGACATGCACCTGATGCCAGTCCTCGTGATCAGCGGGCATGGCAAGGAAGCAAAGGACATCATTGGCGCGTTCAAGGACGGCATCGATGACTTCATCATGAAGCCGCTCAGCATTGACGGCCAGGACATCAGCGGCAAGATTCGTCGTTGCTTGGAACGCGCCGGTCGCGGCGACCATGGCGATTGCGACGCATGTAATAAAGCGGCGAGCGGTCTGACCGAGACCAAGCAAAACGGGGCAGCATTCTCGCACACGCCCGACTATTCGGAGATCCGCCTGCAGGGCGTGCCCTATCATTTTAAGGGCGATATTCAGCGGGCCGCGATCGGCTTTCTCCATGCAGCAGCGGGAACGGACGAGCCTTGGCGTCTCGGGAAGGTCGTCCTGCAGAAAGCCCAATCGACTGATTTGAGCATGCGCATGGTCAACCTGTTCGGCCGCCACCCCGCCTGGCGTGTGGTGGTGCTCTCGGACGGCCGCGGCAAGTACCGTCTAAGGACAGAGTAGTCCTTCGTAAGCTCGATCCATCACCGATCCATCAGCGATCCATCACCGTCCAGCAGCGATCCGCCACCGATCCCGCAGACGAAATTTCTTCGCACGTTCATTCTCTCCGCAGGTTTTAACAAACCGAAGGAGAGGACCATGTCGGTCCAGCATCTCAACCAGATTGAACTGGCCCGGCGCTGGCGCATCAGCCCTCGCACATTGGAGCGCTGGCGCTGGCTGCGTCAGGGACCGCAGTACCTGAAAATCGGCGATCGCGTCGTTTATCGCCTCGAAGATGTCCAAACCTTCGAAGCTGAGAAGCGGACGGAGTTGAGCCGATGAACGCGGTCACGCAAAGCCACGTTGCCGTAGCGGCTCGCACCGATCACGTTTTTTTCTCTCCGGTGCGCGGGCGAAACAGATCGAAATCAGGCAATGGGGCGCCCGCCGGGCGAGACGGTATCGCCATGGGGATAACGAGCGGCTCCCACGCGCTCAGCGCCATCGAGTTCTGCGGTTGGCTCAACCAGGCGGAGCCCGGCGACGCCCTCGAATATCACCGCGGCTATCTCGTTCTCGACCGCGTTCCCTCCGAAAAGGATCTGCCAGACGTTCGGCGCGTAGAGATCGATCGCCTCGCGAACTGTGCAATGCGGGCGGCCGAGCACGACCTCGTCCATTTGGTCCAGCGGCGCAACGCGCCCGGGGATTTCAGCTACCTCGCCATTGCACGCGCCCGGCCAACGAAGGCGCCTGCCGCGATGGCATTCACCGTGCTGGAGGCTGCGTAATGACCATCACCCATAGCAATCGTCTGCGTCTGGAAGATATCCGAATGATGCCGATCGGAGAGATCGCCACACTGCCGGCAGAGCATCTGGTCTTGCTGCAGGAGGACGCTGAGGCGGCGTTAACGGTCGCGAAAACCACGGCCGAATGGATCGCAGGCGCAATCGCGCTGCGGTACGCCGATCGGGCGAAGGCGGCGCGCCTGGCCGAGAACAAGGACACTGGCACGGTCCGCTTCGAGGACGGCAGCGTCACCGTCATCGCCGAACTGCCGAAGCGTGTCGATTGGGATCAGCGCGCGCTCGTTGCGGTGCTGGAGCGCATCCGCGCCGCTGGCGACGACCCATCCGAATACATCGAGGTCACCTACAAGGTTCCCGAGCGCAAATACACCGCCTGGCCCGAAAGTATCCGCGCCAGCTTCGCGCCCGCCCGCACAGTCCGGACCGGCAAGGCGACCTTCACGCTGACACTCAAACCAGAAGCCTGAGACAGCGGCGGGGCGGCCCACTCCGCAAGGATGGGCAGGCAGTCCTTCGGCGCCCGGTCAACGCCCCGCCGTCATCCGACCCGACCACACCCGAAACCCCCGGCTGGTACGCCGGACATAAAAAGGAGGCTGCAATGCCGGTTCGCATCGTGACTGCCGACGAACGATTGTCGGCCGCGCACAACAAGACCTCGCTCGCCATCTTCGGTCCCCCCGGTGTTGGCAAAACATCGCTGCTGAAGACGCTGCCGCCCGATCAGACCGTCTGCCTCGATCTCGAAGCCGGCATGAAGTCGGTGCAGGACTGGCCCGGCACCAGCATCCCGATCCGCAGCTTCGTCGATTTCCGCGACCTTGCGGTTCTGATCGGTGGACCGGATCCCGCGGCCGATCCCAACGCCTGGTACAGCGCGCAGCATCACCAGCACGCGCGTGGGGTGTACGCCGGCACCGGTGTCGAGGAGTTTCTACGATCGAAATCGATCATCTTCGTCGACAGCATCACCGATCTCACTCGCCAGGTGATGCTCTATGCCCGTCAACAGCCGGAAGCCGTTTCCGAGCGTACAGGCAAACCCGACGTACGCGGCGCCTACGGTCTGCTCGGGCGAGAAGTTATTCAGGCGCTCAAGCATCTGCAGCACGCCGTCGGCAAGACTGTGATCTTCGTTGGCGTGCTGGAAAAAGTCACCGACGAGTTCAACGTCACGATCTGGCGGCCGCAGATGGAGGGCTCCAAGGTGGGCCGCGAATTGCCTGGCATCGTCGATCAAGTGATCTCGCTGCATTTGTTCTCACGTGACGCCGATGGCGGCTGCGTGCTTGACGAGAAAGCCAGCGAACGCCGGCTGGTCTGCCGCGCCGGCAATTCATTCGGCCTGCCGGCCAAGGATCGCAGCGGCCGACTCGACATCACCGAACCGCCCGATCTCGGTGTGCTGCTCGCCAAGATCAACACGACAACGTTTGACCCCGCGCGCTCGATGCCGAAGGCCGTGGGCCCGCAGATTCACGCCGCCTGATCAAAATCTCAACAAAGGAGACTGACATGTACGACCTCAACGATGCCCAGCCACAGATGGCGCCGGTTGGTGAACTGATCCCGGATGGGACCTTCGCCAAGGTGAAAATGACCATTCGCCCGGGCGGTGTGAACGGATCGACCCCCACCGATGCCGGTGTCCTCAAGGCCTCGCAGACGAGCGACGCCAAGATGCTCGACTGCGAATTCACGGTGGTCGCCGGCGCCTATGTCCGGCGCAAGTTCTGGCAGAACTTCACGGTGGCCGGTGGCAAGGTCGACGAGAAAGGGCAGTCGAAAGGCTGGAACATCTCGAAGAGCGCATTCCGCGCCATGGTCGACAGTGCGATTGGCCTCGACCCCAAAGATGAAAGCCCCGCGGCCAAGCAGAAGCGCGTGATCCAGGGGCTCAAGCAACTCGACGGCATCGTGTTTGCCGCCCGCGTCATGGTCGAGCCGACGTCGAACCCGCAATACAAGGACGCCAACAAGCTCGCCAACGTGGTTCTGCCAAACGAGCCACAATACGCAGCCGTCATGCGCGGCGAAAACGTGCCGCCCGAACCGGTCAACGCCAAGCCCCGCAAGGCGCCGGACACCGCCGCGCCGCAGGCACCCGCGTGGGGCGCTCCCAACCCGCCGGCGGCAGCGCCAACCGGCGTGCCATGGGCCAACGAAGCCGCAAATGCCCCGCCTCAGGCAGCGCCCGCGACCGGCCCGGCCTGGCTCAACACCTGAAGCCAGCCAGGGATAGCAGCGCATGACCGACGACGAGTGGCAGGCGCACACCACGCATGAGGCGGCGAAGGCAATCGGCGAATGGCTCGAAGGAAGAGGAAGGCTTCATCAGCCCATTCGCTGTTTGACCATGCCCGATCTCGAAGCCATGGCGCAGAACGCGATCAGCACCTTCATCGTGTTGGCGTCACGGCGGATGGCGGACAACCCCGAAGAGCCCGGGTCGCAGAAACTCTCGACGCTCTTGGGATGACGCTCTGCGCCATCTGCAGTCGAGAGACCTGCGGCCTCTACTACACGCATCTGCTGCGCCCCGACCGCTATCCGACGTTCGCCTTCTGCTCGATGGCTTGCCTCGAGACAGGCGCCGCTAACGCCAAGAGGAATCGAGGAATGATCGATAAGACCGCACGGGAGACGCAGGCATTGAAGGATGCCCGTCGCCCCTTTGCCGAGGCGCTGAGCGAGCTCGGCCTGATGGAGCCCTTCTACAACCGCACCGCAGTGGAGATCGATCAACTGATCGAGGCGGCGGTGACCGGTTACGTCGACAGCATGCAGCGCCAAGTCGCCACGCCCGAGCGGACCGGCACCGCGTTCGACGATCCGATTCCATTTTAGGAGCGCGCTATGACCATCGACCTAAACCGCGAGGGCCCGGATGTGCAGGCATTGCTGCAAGCGGCCGAGGCGAATGCCGAGACGGATTTCGAGATCGAATTCTGCGCGAGCCTCCGCGAGAGAATGCACGTGTACGGCGATCGCACCATGCTGACACCTGCGCAGGAACGCAAACTGCGCTGTATTGCGCTGGCCGGCGGCTTTTGGGAGCGCTGCGAGTGCAGCATATGATCGATCTCAACCATCATTCCGGCTGCCAATACGAAGGCCCGAGCCGAGAACCCGGCATCGAGGTCGCCATCAACGCAGCCATCGATGCAGTGCTCGTCGCCCGCAACGGTGCCCAGGCGCCGCGGCTCTATGTCAGCACCTCAGGTCTCGGCCGTGAATGCCTGCGGCAGGTTCAATTTGATTACCTTGCGGTCCCAAAAGACCAGGACCGAGAGTTCGAGCCTAAAACGCTGCGCATCTTTGAAGCTGGCCATCGCGGCGAGGACATCGTGGCGGCGTGGCTGCGCGCCTCCGGGTTCGACCTTCGCACGCAGCGATCGGATGGCCGCCAGTTTGGATTCTCCGCGCTCGAGGGCCGCTTCAAGGGCCACATCGACGGCTGCCTGATCGGCGGCGCCGTCGCGATGGCGTACCCCGCGCTGTGGGAGACCAAGGCGCTCGGTGCTGCGTCATGGAAGGAGGTCGTCAAGAAAGGCGTCGTGCTTTCAAAGCCGATCTACGCAGCGCAGATCGCGCTCTATCAAGCCTATCTCGATCTTCCGAATCCGGCGCTGTTCACCGCGCTCAATCGCGATACTTGGGAACTGCACGCGGAGCTCGTGCCGTTCGATGCGGCGCTGGCGCAGTCGATGAGCGACAAGGCGGTGCAAGTGGTGCAGGCCAGCGATGCGCAGGAACTGCTGCCGCGCGCCGCCATCGATAGGAGTTCGGCCATTTGTCGTGGTGGGCGTACCGGGGGCGATTGGCATCCGCCATGCGCCTGGCAGGACCGGTGCTGGAGGGCAAAATGATGATGCCCTTGTCCTATGAGCTCAAGCGCATCATCGCGCAGCACCGTCAGCGTTTCTGGTGCGCTTCAGCGCTTGAAGGGCTTCCGGCGGCGCCGGTGTATCTGTTCCCGGATCAGGAGCTGTTCGACTCCGAAGAGGTCAACACGCTCGCACACTGGGTCTCGACCCGACCACTGTTGCTGCCCCACGACGCGGTGTTGTTCGAAGTGGCGGACCGCGGTCCGGAGGTCCAGGCTCAGGTCGCATTCGTCCGGCGGTTCGAAACGGGGGTGGCGGCCTTTCTATTCCTGCGCAGGCGGTCATGTAGGCAGTGGACCGACGTACACTGCCAAGCATGGTTTCGCGGGGACGGTGTTGCGGAGACGGAGGGTAATCCGCGTCTGGAATCGGAGGAGGATGCGAACCGGTACGCCCGGGTATTGAGTGGTCTCGTCTGGCGCTCGCTCGCCCTGCTGTCACAGCCTGCCGCCGCTGCAGAAATGGCGTTTCCCCGCACCCGCCGGCCGAAGCTTGCCCGCTCCGGTGTCTCGGGCTGGACCTGGCATCTCGTCGACATCAACCCTTCGTGCATCCGCGCCGCTGCGCAACAACGCGGTGGCACGCATGCAAGTCCGCGCTGGCATATCCGTCGCGGGCACTGGCGCACGCTTGTCGATGGCCGGCGCGTCTTCGTGCGGGCCTGCGAAGTGGGCGATGCGGAAAAAGGTGGCGTCGTGAAGGACTACCGCATTCTCACCGAGAGCGCCGCATGACCGACATCACGCCATCCGACACCCAGGCGCGCGCCATTGCGGCCATCAAGCATTGGTTCGAGAACGACACGGACGACAGCCAAGTGTTTCGGTTGTTTGGCTATGCTGGAACGGGCAAGAGCACGGTGTTGAAGCTTGCTCTCGATGAGCTTGGACTTGCACCCCATCGCAGCGAGCGCGACGGCGAGTACGCGCCCGGCGTCGTCACTGCCACCTTCACCGGCAAGGCGGCGCTGGTGCTGCGCCGGAAAGGCACCCTGGCCCGTACCATCCATAGTCTGATCTACAGCGTCATCGAATCGACCGAGGAGGAAGTCGCGGCGGCGGCCGGCAAGATTGAGGAGGCCGAGAAGGCGGCCCGCCGGCTCGCCGGGTTCGAGCGCACCGCCGCCGAGGCGGCGATCGAGGCCATGCGGCAGGCGCTATCGGCGATGAAGAAGCCGCGATTTGCGCTCAATCCGCAGAGCGATGCCGCCCATGCGCGGCTGATCGTGCTCGACGAGGTGTCGATGGTCGGCGAGGAGATGGCCCGCGACCTGATGAGCTTCGGCAAGCCGATCCTAGTGCTCGGCGATCCGGGCCAACTGCCGCCGATCAAGGGCGAAGGTGCCTTCACCAAGGACGCGCCGGATATCATGCTGACTGAGATCCATCGGCAGGCGCGCGAGAGCGCCATCATTCGCCTTGCCACCATGGCGCGGCAGGGCGAGCCGATTGGCTTTGGCCAGTACGACACCTTCGTCTGGAAAATGCGCAAGCAGGACGTGACGCCGGAACAAGCGCTGCGCGGCGGTCAGGTCATCTGCGGCATGAACGCAACCAGGATGCAGCTCAACAACGCCATGCGCCGCGCCGCAGGCTTCGAGGATGGTTGGCTGCCGACCGGTCGCGGCGAAAAAATCATCTGCCTGAAGAACCAGAATGACCTCGGGTTGATCAACGGCATGTTCGTCACCCTCGACAACATTGTCGACGAGGGCAGCCTCTATTTCTCAGCCACGGTCACCGATGAGGAAGGTAACCAGATTGGCACTGAAGGCCCCGACCGCAAACGCGGCCGCTTGCGCATCTACAAGGGGCACTTCGAAGATCACATCGCATTCGACAAGCATCGCCATGATCGCGATTGGAAAGAGAAAAGGCTGTTGACCGAGGCGACCTTTGGCTGGGCGATCACAGGGCACAAGGCGCAGGGGTCACAATGGGAAAACGTCATCGTCTGGGACGACGGCCTCGGCCGCTCGGAACTTGATCGGCGCCGCTGGCTCTACACCGTCATTACCCGCGCCGAGCGCGGGCTCGTGATCCTTGGTTAAGGGATCATGCATGATCGATCTCAACGACGTTTGGCAGCCGCCGGTCCGCTACGACCTCAACGAGGTGCGCGAGCGGCTTGCTGCTTCGGCAGCGGAATGGCTGCCGGCGTTGTTTCCGCAAGCGCGTCTGTCGGCTGACCGCAAATCCCTGCGCTGTGCCGACCTGTCTGGGCGGCCGCCGCGCAACGAGGGCTCCTGCGTCATCCATTTGCGTGGCCCGCGTGCTGGATGGGGTTACGATCATGCGACGGGTGAATGCGCCGGTCCGATCGACCTGATCTATCATTCGACGGGGCTCACCAACGCCGCCTTGTTCGAGGAAGCGGCCCGGCGCGCACACCTTGACCGTCCGGCTCATCCTCGGTCCACGGCCCCAGCGAAAGCCGACCATAGCCATGAGATCGCGCGCATTCTCGCTGGTTGCATAGCGCTCGCCGGCTCGATCGCTGAAGTCTATCTGCAAAGCCGTGGGCTGCGCGATCCGGGCTCGCACGACCTTCTGTTCAATCCCGACCTCTCCGACTTCGAGACCCGCCGCGGCTGGCCTGGAATGGTGGCACGAATCCGTAACGGCGCCGGCGAGCCGACTGGCGGCATCCATCGCGCTTATTTGCTCGATGACGGGTCGGGCAAAGCACCTCCCGGCAAGAAGATGCTCGGCCCTGTTGCCGGGGGCTCAGTTCGACTCTCATCTATCGGCGCCGACGGCCATCTCGGAGTCGCCGAGGGTATCGAGACGGCGCTCGCCGCAACGACGATTTTCGGCATCCCGACATGGGCCGCGCTGTCCGCCGACGGGCTGCGACGCTGGCAGTGGCCGGACGGCATCAGCTGCGTCACCATCTTCGCCGATGCGGGCGAAGCGGGCATGCAGGCCGCCGCGGTGCTCGCCGATCGGCTCAACGTCGCCGGCATCGCCAACGCGATCGTCTCGCCCCTGCATGGCGACGACTTCAACGACGATCTGCGTCATGGTGCGACGGCCTCCGACTACCAAAGGGCGGAGCCAGCGCCTGTCAGCGCGCCCCCGGTCCTAACCACTGGTTCGGAGCTCGAGACGGCCGCCCGCGCCCTGACCAACCCACCTGATCTTACTACCCTCGGCAGTCTGCTCGGGCAGCTCGTCATGGCCCGACTGGAACCCTTGCCCGAGCGCCAGGTGTTGGCGGCGATCAAGACCGCCACAGGTATCCCGGTCTCCATTCTGGATAAGCAAATCGCCGGATTGCGTAAGCGCTTGCATACCACGGGTGATATCCACCACCGGGCGATACGGCCGCGCTGGGCGAACCAGTTGCGGCTCGATCTTGTCGGCACGCCCGAGCGCAACGAGGCGAACGTCATCACCGCGCTCTCCAACGATGAGGCTTTTGCCGGCGCGCTGGTGTTCGATGAATTCCGCCAGGAAATTCTGGTCGCGCGAGCCCTGCCATGGGAACAGGATAATATCCTGCCGCGTCCGTGGAGCGATGCGGACGACGTGCGCTGCGCCGAATGGCTACAGCGCCGCGATATCAACGTATCGCCCGTCATCGTCAGCCGCAGCGTCGGCACAGTTGCGCGTGACATTCGCATTCATCCGGTCCGCGATTATCTGAACGGCCTGGTCTGGGATGGCGTGCCGCGGCTCCAAGCCTGGGCATTGACCTATCTTGGCGCTGCAGACACGGCGCTCAACCGCGCCTTCGGGTCGCTTTGGGCGATCTCGGCCGTCGCCCGCATCATGCAGCCTGGCGTCAAGGCCGATCACATGCTGATCCTCGAAGGGCCGCAAGGAGCAAAGAAATCCACCGCCATCAAGGTCCTCGCCGGGGTGGGATGGTTCACCGACGAGTTGGCCGAGATTGGCAGCAAGGACGCTGCCCAACAGATGCGCGGGATCTGGATCATCGAAATCGCCGAGCTCGATGCCATCAGTCGGGCCGAGGTGTCGCGTATCAAGGCATTCCTGACTCGTACGACCGATCGCTACCGGCCACCTTACGAACGCTATGTCGTCGAGGTGCCCCGCCAGTGCGTGTTCGCCGGTAGCGTCAATCCGGAGACCTATCTGCGCGACGAGACCGGCAATCGCCGCTTCTGGCCGGTGCGCTGCGGCACGATCGATCTCAATGCTCTTCGCCGCGACCGCGACCAGCTATGGGCCGAAGCCGTCGCCCGCTTCAACGCCGGTGCCATCTGGTGGATCGATGATCCGGTCCTGAACACCGCCGCCCATGTCGAGCAGGACGCGCGCTACCAGTCCGACGCATGGGACGCCCGAATCGATCGCTGGCTCGTATTCGAACGGCGGCGAGCCAACCATGGCTATGCCGGCTACGATGACTGGCGCGATGAGGAGCTTGAGCGGGAGAGCCCTCTCATCGACGCCTCCGTGGGCGAAATCCTCGAAGGTGCACTCGGGATCGAACCGGCGCGTTGGACAAAAGCGGATCAGATGCGTGTTGGTGCATATCTTAAAAGGAACCAATGGCAGCGATACCAGCGGCGGTCTGGGACTCTGCGCGAGTGGCGCTATCGACATCCCGACCACCAAGGAGTCGGGACATGACGGTTTAGCTCGAAAGCCCTGTACGATTGCGAGCTGCGGTCGCGCCGGGCTTTCTCGAAAACCGGTCCGGGCTGATGACTAAGTTCGGGAACAATCGTCCAGATCTGCGGGCGCCTCGGGCGCCTTTTTTGTTACGCGGGTGCGGCGCGCCATTCTGTCACCACCTGTCACCACCTCATGGCAAAGGTGGTGACAAAAATAGCTGAGGTATTTCAACGTTGTCACCACAGTCACCACTGTCACCACCTGTTTCATACATTATGCGTAAGGAGGTATTCGAAAGGACCTTTCCCTAACGAATATGTTTAGGAGCGGTTGCGAGTGGTGCCAGTGGTGACAAATGCACCTAAGCGCCTGACGTAGCGCGTGAATGTGTTGCCACCACCTTTAGATCAAGGTGGTGACAACAGCGGAAAAGCCGATCCACGCAAAAAAATGCGAGCGGATTCTTTTTTCCTTGATTGCCGATTCGTTCGCTGTAATTTCACCGTCGACCAAAGCCGAAGGCCCACTTTGCGTGAGCCTTCGTGATGAGCAGCATTCTCAATCTTACGCTGTCGCCGGTCAGGACGGCCGCCGCCATCGCTTTGCGCGATGTCGGTTCCGACGCTTGGGTCGAATGGCGCAGTATTCCAGGCTGGCCTGAGTACCAGGTCTCCAACACCGGCGCGGTGCGCCGCGTGGGATCTGCGACCGGGGCGCAGGTAGGACGCATCCTGCGGCAGTTGCGCAACAAGAAGACCGGTTATTTCTCGGTCTGCCTTTCGCGATATGCCGAGCAGGTGCGGATCGACGTGCATCGACTCGTTGCAATGACGTTCCTTGGTCCTCGGCCGTCTGCGGACCATCTCGTGGCTCACAACGACGGCAGTCGAACCAACAATCACTACAGCAATCTGCGCTGGGCGACCCAGCGCGAAAACCTGCGCGATTGCCGACAACATGGCACTGCACTGCTCGGTGCTCGCAATCCCATGACCCGCCTGGATGAGGTTGACGTCAAGTCGATCCATCGCATGAAAGCGGTCGGAATTCCAAGGCTCGTGATCGCCGAAGGCTTTGGCCTGCACAAGCGAACGGTGTTCAGAATCCTGGCGGGCGACAATTGGGGCCATGTTCAATGAAGTGCCTGGCATTGGATTTTGGTCAACTGACAGGCTGGGCCATTCGAGCCGGCGACGGGTCGATCACCAGCGGCACGGCCAAGTTCAAGAATGATCGGTGGCAGGGCGGAGGGATGCGTTTCCTTCGCTTTAAGCAGTGGCTGACAGAGATCAAGAATGCCTCGGGTGGTTTCGATCGGGTCGCATACGAACAGGTGCGCAGGCATGCTGGAGTCGACGCCTCACATGCCTATGGGGGGTGGCTTGCGGTCCTGTCCGTCTGGTGCGAGCACCACCAGATTCCGTACCAGGGCGTCCCCGTCGGCACCATCAAGCGGTTCATTGCTGGCAAGGGCAATGCCGACAAGCAGGCGGTGATCGCCGCGGTGCAGAGCCGAGGCTTCAAGCCCGCCGACGACAACGAGGCCGACGCGATCGCGATCCTGCTGTGGGCCATCGAGACCGACGGAGGCGTGCGATGACCCGGACACGTCTCCCGGATCGCCGCTCTGCCGAAACCGCTCGGCTCGAGTACGACGGCACGCAGTTCATGGTCACGATCGGGTTCTATCCTGACGGTCGCCCTGGTGAGGTGTTCACCCACGGCGCGCGTAGCGGCTCAAACATGGACGCGCTCCTGGCCGACGCCTGCGTCGTGGTGTCGTGCCTGATCCAGCATGGTGTTGAGCCGCGGGCTCTGGCGTCGAGCATGGGCAGGCTCGGCACCGCGGAGCCCGCCTCGGTCATCGGCGCCGTGGTGGACCTGGTCGCTACGGTGGCAAACCCAGATAACCACGAAATCAGCGAGGCCAGCGCATGAGCGCCGGACAGACCCTTGAACGCGCCAGCAACATCCTGGCCGAGCGCGCCGCCGCTTATGGCGATGCCAGCGCGTCAATGTCCGCCATTGCAGCGCGCTGGTCGCTGACACTCGGCCACGCTGTCACGCCGGCGCAGGTTGCCCTCTGCATGATCGATCTCAAGCTCGCTCGGCTCGCTCATGACCCGGACTACCAGGACGGACCCATCGACGTGATCGGCTACGCCGCCATTTTTGCGGGGCTTCGGCGATGAGATGGGCACCACCAGGTTACGGCGGGGTTCGCCGGCCGCCGGAGAAGATCAAGGCGGACGGCTGGCGAGAGCAAGGCTTGCTCGCGGTCTCGGTCGACGATCAACGGCTGAGTTGGCCCGAGCGCGAACTCCTCCACCAGATCGGTGAAAGACTCTACGGCAAGCGAACGGAGGGGTGCCATGACTAGAGACCACTGGACGCCCACGCTGGTCGAGGAGCGATTGGTTGAGGCGGCCAGCGTGATGAAGCGGCTCCCGAATGTCCGAGTGCCTGGCTACTTCAACACCTGGCCAAAGATGCTGGTGGAGTTTGCCGATCTGGTCGAGCAGGAGCCTGTTCGGCTGCGGCTGCCGCCCCCGGCGCCCGACGCCATCACGCGCATGGAGGAAGCGCTCGGTTGGCTTAACTGGCTCGATCCGATCGACAGCAAAATCGTCTGGCTGCGGGCCAGCAGTGAGCGATGGAAAACGATTTGTTGGAAGGTTGGCCTTGCCCGCACGGCCGCCAACCAACACTGGCTGTATGCGTTGTGCGCTCTTGCGTGGAGACTTAACGGAAGACAGCCGCGGCGCAGATCACGTCAGCACATCATCGAGGTCACTCGTGCAGCCAGATGAGCGCAAGGAATAGAAAAATGTTCGCGAACATTTCTGAGATGTACAAATTCTCTGAAAAACGGTACTTACAACGGCATGATCGCGAGAGTCGCGCGTGACGCACACTCGCAGAATCAACGACGGGTCCTCCCTGGCGAATAACCGTATGCGGGGGGCAACGGTGCGGCGCTCGCCCAGTGACGCGATAAAAATAGGCCATTTCGTTTCGTTTGGCCCTCGGCTCTCGTGAATTCAACCACTTAAGGCCTCTCGACCCCCCGTTTTGGCGAAATGGGGGGTGGGGGGCCATTTCGTTTGGCGGTGCTAATCGGCACTGGAGCATTTCGTTTCGCGCAGCCGCTGCTGCCCGCCCTAACGTCAGCACGGACAGATCATGGACGTCGTCACACTGCCGATCGAGCAGTTGATCCCCTATGCGCGCAACCCGCGCCGCAACGACGACGCCATTGCAACGGTCGCGGCCTCGCTCGCCGAGTTCGGTTGGCGCCAGCCGATCGTGGTCGATGAACACATGGCCATCGTGGTGGGGCACACCCGATGGGCGGCAGCAAAGCGGCTCGGCATGACCGAGGTGCCGGTCCATATCGCGCGCGGGCTGACAGCGGCGCAGATCAAAGCCTACCGGCTGATGGACAACCGCTCGCACGAGAACGCCGAGTGGGATGATGCGCTACTGAAGCTGGAGCTTGAGGACCTCAAGCTCGAGGACCTCGATCTCGCGCTGACGGGGTTCGACGAGCAGGAGATTGCCCAGCTGTTGGCGGATGGTGTCGATGATGCCGCGGCTGATGAAACACCGGAGCCGCCGACCAATCCTGTCAGCCGTCCCGGGGACGTGTGGATCTGCGGTGAGCACCGGGTGCTGTGCGGGAGCGCCACCGTGCTTGCCGACGTCGAGAAGGTGCTGGACGGCGAGCTCGCCGACATGACCTTCACGGATCCACCGTACAACGTGAACTACGCCAACACCGCAAAGGACAAGCGCAAAGGCAAGAACCGCCCGATCCTCAATGACGCGCTCGGCGACGATTTCGGCGCGCTGCTCTACGACGCCTGCGTCAACATCCTCACAGTGACCAAGGGCGCGGTCTACATCTGCATGTCGTCGTCGGAACTCGACCGGCTGCAGAGGGCCTTTCGCGAGGCTGGTGGCAAGTGGTCGACCTTCGTCATCTGGGCCAAGAACACCTTCACGCTCGGGCGCGCGGACTATCAGCGGCAGTACGAGCCGATTCTATACGGCTGGAAGGACGGCACCGATCATTACTGGTGCGGTGCGCGCGACCAGGGCGACGTCTGGTTCTTCGACAAGCCGCACAAGAACGATCTACACCCGACCATGAAGCCGGTGGCGCTGGTTGAGCGGGCAATTCGAAACTCGTCCAAGAGCCGCGATATCATTCTCGATCCGTTCGGCGGCTCTGGCACGACGTTAATCGCAGCGGAGCGGGCGGGACGTCGGGCGCGGCTCGTCGAGCTCGACCCGAAATACGTCGACGTCATCATTCAACGTTGGCAAACGGCGACCGGCGGAAAAGCGACACTTGATGGACACGGCAAGCTGTTCGCCGCCTAAGCGGCTTACAAAGCAGCCCTTAACCGCAACATTTTCCTGATTCTTGGACCGGCGGGCACGGCACCGAGCCGAACGAACAAAACACGCAGCAATCGCCCTGCAGGGGCTTAAGCTTTTGCCCGCAGCCCTTGCACAGATAGAAAAACTGGCAGGCATCCTTTGGCATCTGTTCGATAGCCTGATGACTGCAGTGGGGACAGGTGATGATGGACTGTTCGATCATTTGGCCCAGGAACAATTAGTTCGCTTTTCAGTCGATAGCCCTCGACGAGAGCAATGGAAAGAGCAAATAGACCAACGAAAAGCCCCACCGCGCCCAGGATAGAACGCGATGGGGCAAGTAGGAAGGATTGGATCAATCCGCGATGCGGTAAATCCTTCCCCGGCTCTCATCCTTCTCGGAGGTCACGTCGAGCCCGAGCTTCTTCTTGAGTGCGCCGGCGATTGCGCCACGCACGGTGTGAGGCTGCCAGGATAGGGTCGCGGCGATCTCGTCGATCGTGGCTCCCTTCGCCCGGCGCAACATCGTGATGAGCTGCGCCTGCTTGCTGCCCTCGCGGGTGCCGGGCGCTTGATGTGCTTTGGATTTGGGTGTCGGGCCTTGTTTTGGTTTGGCTTTGGACGAGCGTGACATGGTTTTTCTCCATCAGCAGAAGGGCCACGACCATCGCAGCCCTGCTACTGCCCCAAGCCCCGCAGGCCATGACGTGCGGGGCGAGGCCGGAGCGCCACGAGCTATGTAGCGTGCTCGCCTTCATTGAAAGCCGCGTCGGTGATGCGCTTGAGCTGATCGGCGTAGTGCGCGAGCGTGCCGACATGCCCCCAGTTGATGTCATCGGGGTTGTAGCCGAAGTGGTCGACGCTCAACGCCTTGAGACGCTCGAGCATCGTGTCGATCTCGGATTTGCGGGCGATGAAGGCTTCGAGGGCGGTTTTATTGTCGCTGCGGCGCATGGCGGTCTCCTGCGTGGGTCACCGCATGAATGCTTCGATCTGATCGAAAGCCAAGTTGATTACGAGCAATTTGATTGCTCAGTTCAGGCGAGAATGATTGTGAGATTATCAATCCGCGCCTGCACACAGGCTGTGCGGCTCTGTCTCCACCCCTGGATCGCCTCCGAAACATGATCCGGTCTGTCACCGGTTCGAGCGCAGCCGATGGCTAGCAACACACAGCCTATTGCAGTCATCGCGCGCCTGCTCGACCTAACTGAACGGCGGGTCCAGCAACTGGCGCGCGAGGGCATTATCCCACCGGCCGCGCGCAGCGGCGATGAACGCGGTCGCTACGACCTCGTCGGTGCGGTGCGCGGCTATGTCCATTATCTGCGTGAACAGGCTGTCCGGTCCCAGTCCGGCACCGCTGACTTTGGCGCTGAGCGGGCACGGCTGGTCAAAGCCAAGGCCGATCTCGCCGAGATGGACGCCGGCGCGCGGCGCAGCGATCTGCTGCCGGCAGGAGACGTGGAAGACGCCTGGATCGCTGTCCTGGCACGACTGAGAGCGCGGCTTCTGGTTCTGCCCGACCGGCTCGCACCACTCGTCCACGAGGAGACCACCATTGCGGGCGCGCGCGCGAGCATCCGCGAGACCATCGCCGAAGCGCTCACGGAACTCAGCAGCCTCCCGGTCGCGGCAGCCCCTGATCCTGAGGGGTCCGGAACGACTGATCCAGGCGGTGCGCCAAGCACTGTCGATCCTGGCGCCGCCACCGGCGCTGACCATCAGTGAATGGGCTGACGCAAAGCGAAGGCTGAGCTCGGAAGCGAGCGCCGAGCCTGGCCAATGGCGATCGGGCCGCGCCGCCTACCAGCGCGGTATCATGGATGCGATCTCCGACCCCCAGGTCGACAGCATCGTGATGATGTCGTCGGCCCAGGTGGGCAAAACAGAAATGCTGCTCAACACCGTGGGCTTCCACGTCGAGCAGGACCCGGCGCCGATCATGGTGGTGATGCCCACCGAGCGCGATGCCGAGACCTGGTCGAAGGACCGCTTCTCACCGATGGCTCGCGATACGCCTTGCCTGCGCGGGCGCATCTCCAATCCGCGGTCGCGGGACGGCAACAACAAGATCCTGCACAAGAAGTTTCCGGGTGGGCACCTCACCATCGTCGGCGCCAACGCTCCCTCGGGGCTGGCGAGCCGGCCGATCCGCATTCTGCTGTGCGACGAGGTCGACCGTTATCCGTTCAGCGCCGGCGCCGAGGGCGATCCGGTCAATCTCGCCAAGAAGCGCACCGTCACCTTCTGGAACCGCAAGATCGTTCTGGTCTCCACGCCGACGATCCGCGGTGCGAGCCGCATCGAGACGGCCTACGAGGAGAGCGACAAGCGGCAGTTCTTCGTGCCGTGCCCGGACTGTGGCGAGAGCCAGACGCTAATTTGGCACCAGGTTCGCTGGGACCGCGAGGCCACCGGTGCGCACAGGCCGGAAACGGCCCGCTACGAGTGTGTCCATTGCGCAGCGCCGTGGAGCGACGCCGTGCGCTGGGCCGCGATCCGCAACGGCGCGTGGCGTGCGCAAGCGCCGTTCGACGGCATCGCCGGTTTCCATTTGAACGAGATCTACTCCTCCTGGGTTCGGCTGGAGGCGATGGTCCGCACGTTCCTGTCGGCGAAGGATCATGGCGACGAAGCGATGAAGACCTTCGTCAACACGTCGCTGGGCGAGACCTGGGCCGAAGTCGGCGAGGCCCCGGACTGGCAGCGGCTCTATGAGCGCCGCGAGGCTTGGCAGATTGGAACCGTTCCGAGCGGCGGACTGTTCCTCACCGCTGGTGCCGACGTTCAGAAGGACCGCATCGAAGTCGATGTCTGGGCCTGGGGTCGCGGGCTCGAAAGCTGGCTCGTCGAGCACATCGTGATCGACGGTGGGCCCGAGAATGCTAAGAGCTGGGACGCGCTCCAAAGATTGTTGAGCCAAACTTGGCCGCAGGTGCACGGCGCGGAGCTTGGCCTCGCCAAGCTCGCGATCGATAGCGGTTACGAATCTCCCGCGGTCTACGCGTGGGCCCGCCGCGCCGGTCACGCGCAAGTCGCGCCGATCAAGGGCGTCGAGGGCTTCAATCGCGCGGCGCCGGTGATCGGCCCGACGCACGTCGACGTAACAGAGGGCGGCAAGAAGCTTAGGCGCGGCGCGCGGCTGTGGACGATCGCGGTCTCGACATTCAAGAGCGAGACCTATCGGTATCTGCGCCTGACGGCGCCGACCGACGAGGAAATCGCCGCGGGTGCAAAGTTCCCCTCAGGCTATGTGCACTTATCGCGTAGCACCGAAGCCGAGTGGTTGAAGCAACTCGTCGGCGAGCAGCTAGTGACGATCAAGACCAAGCGCGGCTTTAGCCGTCTTGAGTGGCAGAAGCTGCGCGAACGCAACGAGGCGCTCGACTGCCGTGTCTATGCACGTGCCGCGGCCTGGATCGCCGGCGCCGATCGGTGGACGGATGCGATGTGGCGCAACCTCGAACAGCAGGTCGGCGTTGTTGCAGGGCAAGGTAAGGACTCGCCCGCAACACCCACCAACAATGTGGCTGGAGTGATCCGGCGACGGTCCGAAACGCGCAGCCGGCGCGTATTCCAGTCGAGCTACATGAGTTGACGACAAGGGGAATACCGAAACCAAGCGAGAGCATCGGCATTCAGCTTCCGCTATACCTTAAAAATCTGGGCAAATTCAGAGCGTTCGTGAGCGCCGCAACATGTCGTGCAGCCCTCAAGTCGAATGCCGAGCATCGAATTACATCTTCTTTCCGTGCTTCATGCGATGTTTGTGATGTCCATGATGCATACGATGCATCTTCTTCATTGTCCTTTCGCATCCGCGTATGCCGTCGTTGGCCATAGCGGTGTTCACCATCGTTAAATGCTTATACATCTCCCATTTATGCGTGCCGTCGGGCATTCCACCAACCATCGTCGTCATTTTCGTCAGGTGAGCACCTGAGCACATCATCACTTTAGCGGATGCTGGGCTGACTGAGAAAGCAATGGTGGCCATGACGGCTGCGGCAGTGACTGCGTATTTCATTCTAAAATCCTTTGGAAGGAATGGGCGTATTTGCCATTCGAATGGTGTGTTGTTCTGATTACCGGTTACGGAGTGCGGCGACGGAACGCCATGACACCGATACCAACGACGACAAGAGCGAGCACAAGCACGCCGATCCCTCCGAACCCGCCCATTCCGTAGCCCATCCCCAATCCCCAGTCGCCACCCATCATGCCGCCGTGACCCGGCCCCTGACCGGACATCTGTGCCTCCGCAACGGTCGCGAGGCACACGGTCGCGAGCGCAGATACGGCGAGCAAACGTGCCGACGCGCTATGGATTAAAGACATAACAAATCTCCTGAACACATCAGATTAGGATGTCGTGACTTACAAGGTTCCGCGGGGTCGATTTGTTCCATCGGACGCGATACAGGCAATTGGCATCCCCGATCTGGGGAGTGTGACCGCACCTCCCCGTGCTTCCGTGGCACCCCGAAACCGGACATGAATTCAAGGCATTGGAGGGCTGCGGGCTGTCTCGATGTGCCGGACTGCGCCCCTTATCCCGGTTAAACGAGCCACCCCGACATGACTCTCGAAGAAATGACTGCGCAGCGAGATGCGTTGCTCGCCGCGCGTTTTCGTGGGGTGCGCACCGTTGAGATCGACGGCCGGCGCGTCACCTACGCAACCGATACCGAGATGGCGGCTGCCATCATGGATCTCGAGCGCCGAATGGCCGCAGCCACTGACGGCGCCCGCCGTCGGCGAATCCTGACATCTGCGTCGAAGGGACTTTGAACCGGTGCTGGTTTCGCTGAAGGGGTTCCGGCGCCGGGTCGGGGCGTTTATCGGTGGCTTCGAGGCTGGGCTTGCAAACCGCAGGCTCAGAGGATTTCAGCCGAGCCGGGCGCATCTCAATACTCTGATCGCGGCCGCCGGCCTCGATATCACGGCCCGCGCGCGTTGGCTCGTTCGCAACAACGGTTATGCCGCGAACGCCATCGAGAGCTGGGCCGGAAACGTGGTTGGCGCTGGCATCAAGCCGTCGTCGCTGATCGCAGAGACCGAGCTGAAGGCGCGGGTACAGAAGCTCTGGCTCGACTGGACCGACGAGGCCGATGCTGAAGGGTTCACCGACTTCTACGGGCTGCAGCGCCGAGCTGCGCGCGAGGTGTTCATCGCGGGCGAGGTGTTCTTCCGGTTCCGCCCTCGTCGACCGCAGGACGGGCTGACGGTCCCGCTGCAGCTGCAGATGCTGCCTTCGGAGATGCTGCCGTTGAACCGGAACGAGGTCTCGTCCGGCGGCAACGTCATTCGTCAGGGGATCGAATTCGACGCCATCGGGCGGCGCGTGGCCTACCACTTCCTACGCCGGCACCCCGGCGACATGACGGACCCCGGCCTCACCGGCGAGATCGTGCGGATCCCAGCGTCCGAGATCGTGCACGTTATCGATCCGGTCGACGCCGGTCAGCTTCGAGGGGTCTCACGCTTTGCCGCTGGCATCGTGAAGCTGTTCCTGCTCGACCAGTACGACGATGCCGAACTCGATCGGAAGAAGGTCGCGGCCATGCACGCGCTGTTCATCACGACGCCGGCACCGGCCGAACCGCTCGATGCGGCGGAGGGTCGCGACGAGAACGACGAGCGCACCATCGACCTGCAGCCTGGTCAGATCACAATGCTCGAGCCCGGTGAGGAGGTGCAGACCTCCACTCCTGCCGATTCCGGGCAAACGTACGAACCGTTCCAGTACCGCACGCTGCTGCAAGTCTCCGCCGCGCTCGGCGTACCCTATGCGTACCTCTCGAACGATATGCTCAAGGCGAACTATTCGAACTCGCGACTGGCGCTGCTCGAATTCCGCCGCCGTATCGAGGCCTACCAGCATGCGGTCATCGTCTGGCAGCTCTGCCGCCAAGTCTGGGCGCGCTGGATGGATACGGCCGTGCTGGCAGGCGCACTCGATCTTGCAGACTACGACCAACGCCGGCGCGAGTACCTGACCTGCGGCTGGCTACCGCCGAAGTGGGATTGGGTCGATCCGCTGAAGGACGCGCGCGCCGAAATCGAGCAAATCGATGCGGGGCTCAAGAGCCGCACTCAGGCGCTGGCCGAGCGCGGTTACGACGCCGAGCAAGTCGATACCGAGATTGCAGCCGACAAAGCGCGTGAAGAGTCACTTGGGCTGACTTTCGGATCGCCAATGCCCTCGAAGGCCGCACCCGCATCTGAGGAGTCAGCCGACGCACCTCAGGCTGATTCTACCCACCCGCCGACCAACGGATGACCATTGAAAAATGATGAACTTACCTCACGTCGCGGCTCGCGTGTTCGGCACGCCGCTGATGATCGCTCGCGCCAAACTGGAGGTGATCCTCGGCGTGCTGGTACCGCGCTTGGGAGGAGGTGCCGTCGAACCGATTGACGAGACTGATCCGGCACCGATTCTTTCGGTAACCGCTGAGCGGATCGCAGTGATCTCGGTCATCGGCACGCTGGTGAGCCGCTCCGGCTACCTCGATGCCGCGAGCGGCCTCGCGTCATACGGCGACATCGCAGATGCGGTTACGGGCGCGATGGGCGATCCGAGCGTACGCGGCGTCGTTCTCGACGTGGATTCGCCTGGAGGAGAGGTCGGCGGCTTATTCGATCTGGTCGAACAGATTCGCGCCATCAGGAGCGTAAGCGCCAAGCCGCTCTGGGCGGTGGCCAACGAATGCGCGTTGTCAGCGGCTTACGCCATCGCGAGCTCAGCCGATCGGATCTACGTCACCCGAACCGGCGAGGTTGGCTCCATCGGCGTCGTGGCGGTGCATGTCGACGAAAGCGCCGCCGATGCCAAGGCTGGTCTCGCCTGGACCTTCGTATTCGGGGGCACCCAAAAAGTCGATGGCAATGCCCACGAACCGCTGTCCGAACGCGCCCGGGCTACGATCCAGGCGGACGTCGATCGCCTCTATTCTGAGTTTTGCGCACTGGTTTCAGTCAATCGCGGGCTGACAGGTGAGGCAGCGCGCGCGACGAATGCCGCGATCTATCGCGGCGAACTCGCAATACGTGCAGGTCTCGCCGACCGCCTCGGCACTCTCGACCTCGCTATCGCCGATATGGCGGCAGAGCTCGACCGCTCGCAGACCGCGCGTCATTTCACAAACCCGACACCGAAGAGGAGCTTGTCCATGGCGACAAATGAACCCGAACAGATCCGCGTGGAGCCGAACGAGCCGGTCCAACCGGTCGTCGAGTCTCAGCCGGCACCCGCTGCGGCATTGGATCCCGCGCCAGCAATCGCGGCTTCGGAGGCGCCGCTCGCGGCTGCCGACACGCTTCGTGCGGAGTTTGCTGAGATTGCCGCCATCGCCGCCCAGGCTGCCCGGCTTGGAGTGACGGTCGATGCAGCCGACGCAATGCGCAGGGGCGTCTTGGCGGACGCGCTTCGCCGATCCGTGCTCGACGCGCTGGCGGCCCGCACCGAGGCGACGAGCGTCATTGCCGCGGCGCCGACGACGCATGTCGCCGGCGACAGCCCCATCGTCCGGCGCGCGCGCGAGCGCGCGGCCGCAGCGCGCAACTGACCTCATAAGGAGCTTCAAACATGGCTGCTCTCATGAAGGCGCCGACACTCGGCGATCTGCTCAAGTATGAGCTCAACGGCAACTACAGCCGCGAGACGATTACTCTCCAATCCGGCACCAACTATGCGCTGGGATCGGTGCTCGGCAGGATCACTGCGTCCGGCAAACACCGTCTTTCGCCGGCCGCTCAGGTCGTGGGCGACGAGGGCGCCGAGACGGCTGTCGCCGTTCTGATAGAGGCGGTCGACGCCACAGCAGCCGACAAGGTCGGCCTCGTGGTCGCGCGCGGACCCGCGATCGTCTCAAAGGCCGCTTTGGTGTTCGACGCGTCCGTCGACCAGGCCGCCGAGAAGACGGCCAAACACGGCCAGCTCGCTGCCGCCGGAATCGTGCCGCGCGATACCGCCTAATCCGACTTCACTTCACCACGCTGATCGCAGCCGGGCTCGACGGACCTCCATCGGGGCCCGAACCATTCTTAAGGAGACTTTTCTCAATGGTTCCAATGATCAATCCCTTCGATGCAGGCGGTTACTCGCTTGCCGATATGACCACCGCGATCAACATCCTGCCGAACATCTATACGCGGCTGGGTCAAATGGGCCTGTTCCGCTTTGAAGGCGTCACGCAGCGCAGCGTCATCATCGAGCAGGCCGAGGGCGTGTTGAACCTGCTGCCGACCGTTCCTCTTGGCGGCGCAGCATCGGTGGCCAACCGAGATTCTCGCTCCATGCGTTCATTCACCGTGCCCTGGATCCCGCATGATGACGTGATCACGCCGCAGGATGTCCAGGGTGTGCGTGGCTTCGGCGTCGCCGACGCTGCGGACCCTCTCGCCATCGTGATGGAGCGGAAGCTGACCCGCATGCGCGCGAAGCATGCGCAGACCCGCGAGTACATGGAGATCAATGCACTTCGCGGCGTCGTCAAGGACGGCTCCGGCAATACGCTCTATGATTACTTCGATGAGTTCGGGCTCGAGCAGCAATCGGTCGACTTTGTGCTTGGGACCGCTGGCACCAACGTTCAGGCGAAGTGCCGGGAGGTGTTGCGCAACATCGAAAGCGAGCTCAAGGGTGAAACCATGAGCGGTATCCTGGCTCTTGTCAGCCCGGGCTTCTTCGACAAGCTGATCGGTCATAGCAAGGTCGAAGAGGCCTACAAGTACTACTCCACGACTGGAGCGCAGCCTCTCAGAGAGGACACACGGCGTCGCTTCCCATTCGCTGGCTTGGTGTTCGAGGAATACAACGCCCCGGTCACACTCTCGACTGGCGCCGCGGAAATGCTCATTCCTGTGAATGAAGGCATCGTGTTCCCGGTCGGCACCATGGACACCTTTGTCACCTACGGTGCGCCGGCTAACCTGATCGAGACGGTCAATACCGTCGGTCTGCCGATCTATGCCCGCCAGATTGCCCGGCCGGACGGCAGCGCCATCGAAGTGAAGACCGAGGCGTCGCCGCTGCCCGTCAACAAGCGCCCGCGATTGGCGGTGAAGATCCACACCAGCAACTGAGTCTGGTTGCTGGCGATGATCGACTTCGACGCACTGGTGTTCGCCCCGGTCTATGACACGTTCGGGCAGCCGGCCGTGCTGACGTTGGGCCCAGCCACTTATGACCTCGTAGTGATTGACCACACCCGGGGCGTCACTGTCGACGATGCCGGGTCGATCGGCGTGCAGACCATCCGGCCCGCCGCCGACGTGCGCCGCAGTGCGCTCGCCAGGCTTGGCATTCCCGCCGGCGATCTCATCGATGGCGAGATCGAGTTCAACGCCATGGCCTGGCGCATCAAGAGCGTCGTTGAGAACGGCGATGAGATTCGTCTCCTCCTGATGGAGGCGCCGGAACTGCTGGTTATTCGCTTCACCGAAGCCGGTGACCGGCGGATCACGCAGGCTGGCGACGTCCGCATTCTCGAGTAAATGATGGCCAACAAGCGCATCACCGAACTCAATCCTGCCGGCCCATTGACGGGTGACGAACTCGTCGAGCTGGTTCAGCCGTCGGGGAGCGGGCTTGCCAATGTCCAGGCGCCGCTGACCGACATCGTGCAACAGCTGGCGTTGCAGGGACCGCAAGGCGAGCCAGGCCCGCAGGGTGAGACGGGTTTGCAAGGCTGGTCGGGACCCCAGGGCGAACAGGGTGTGGCCGGTCTCCAAGGCGTTGCGGGCCCCCAAGGAGTACAGGGGCCTGCGGGCGAACAAGGACCGCAGGGGGCTGTTGGTCCCGAGGGACCTCAAGGTCCGCCGGGTGGCGATGGTGCCCCAGGAGCCGATGGTGCCGATGGCAGTGATGGTGCCGATGGTGATGATGGCTGGGCACCGATGCTGGCCGTCGTCGCCGATGGGACCCGCCGCGTCCTCCAAGTGGTGTCCTGGACAGGCGGCACCGGAACGTCGCCGCCGAGCGGCAAATATGTCGGCGCACTCGGTCTCGTCGATCTCATTGCCGACGCCATCGATATTCGCGGTGCGACCGGAGCGCAGGGGAGCATCGGACCCGCCGGTCCGTCTGGCGCTGATGGTGCAGGCGTGCCCGCGGGCGGCACCGCCGGCCAGGTCCTGGCCAAGGCGACCAATGCCGATCTCGACACCGGGTGGATCGACCCGCCGGAAGGCGGTGGTGGGAGCGGCAACGGTCCGCGCACCATCAATACGCAGGTGGCGAACTACACGTTGCAGTTGGTCGATGCCGGAGGCCTGGTCGAAATGAACGTGGCCGGCGCCAACAATCTGACGGTGCCCGATCACGCGACCGTGGGGTTCGCAATCGGCACCCAGATTGACCTCGCCCAATACGGTGCCGGGCAGACCACGGTCGTGCCGGGCGCCGGTGTCACCATCGTGTCGGTGAACAGCAACAGAAAGCTGTTCGCGCGTTACAGCACCGCGACGCTCTACAAACGGGCGACGAATGAGTGGCTCCTGACCGGCGATCTCGTCGCATGACGCGGTTCGGGCTCGGTATCATCCAGCCGCGAACCCCGCTGCGCTGTGTCTACAGGCAGGTTCAGGGCTTCAATGGAGCCCTGACTACCTTCACGTCGAACGGCGCCAGTCTGGGTGCCGCAGCGCCGGACCGGTTTGTTGTGGTGGGCGTGACGGGCCGCGGCAACAGCCGCATCATCAGTTCCGTGACGCTCGACGGCGTCGCAATGACGCTGCTGACGAAGAACCTGGCGAACAACATCCCGACGTCGGGCTTGTTCATCAGGCAGGTCCCGACGGGCTCGACTGCGACCATTGCGGCGACCTTCAACGGGGGTCAGAGCAACGCCTCTATCGCTGTCTGGACCGTCTATGGCCCCGTCGACCTGGCCTCGTTCTCCGCCCAGACCATTCTGGCAGAAGACCCGATTTGGCGGACGCTGACTTCCCGCAAGGGAGGCGTGGTGATCGGTATCTCGGCCAACACCGGCACCGGTGCGGTGCATAGCTGGACCAACATGACCGAGCGGTTCGATCAGCAGGTTGCTAGCGGATCGACCGCGTCAGGCGCCGACGCGATCGCCGGCGGCAACACCTTCGATATGAGTCTGGACGGTTGGGCCGCTCTCAATGCGGTGTCGCTGGCCTCGCTATGGGCCGGGCCCTGACGGTACCTGGCCTTCGGAACCGATGGACAAGCGCGAATTGCTGCTGCAGCGGCTGGTCGACATTGCCAGTGGCCTGCCCGGCATCGCGACCGTCACCCGCAACCAGGACGAAATCTCCGAGCACAAGCGGCCGGCGATCGCCGTGTTCGATTCCGACGAAACCGCCGATGAGGCCGCCGAACGGCAGGATCATCCGGGACGCGCGCCTAACCTGGTGGTGATGACGCCTGAGGTCCTGATCCTGCTGGGTGCAGCGCCCGAGAGCGTCGGCACTGCGCTCAACGAGGTGCGCGCCAAGCTGGTCAAGGCTGTGCTGACGGACGCGGAACTCATCGCCCTCACGGGCCCAAATGGCCGCGTCCGTTACGCCGGCTGCTCAAACCATCTCGGACACGGCCGCTCCATGGAAGCCTCCATGGGCGTGCAGTTCACCTTCGCCTACGTGCTGCGCCCCGAGCAGCTCTGATCTCAATCGTGATGGAGGCCCGCAATGCCCGTCTCTCCCTCGACGGACAATTACTACGTCGGCAAAGGCAAGATCAGCTTCAAGGCGGTTGGCGAAGCCACGTTCCGCGACATCGGCAACGTCAGCTCTCTCGAAACCACGCCCGAGGTGACCACGCTGGAGCACTTCTCCTCCCGCGAGGGCGTGAAGAAGAAGGACAAGGAGGTGGTCACCGAGAAGAAAATGACCGTCACCCTGGTGATGGATGAGTGGACCGCTGAGAATCTTTCGATGGCGCTGCTCGGTGACGTCAGCACCGACGTCGACGGCAACAAGGTCATCGATATCTTCTCGCGCAACTCCTTCGAGGGCGAGCTCAAGTACGAGGGCACCAACGAGATCGGCCCGCAGATGGACATCGATCTGTTCCGGGTGGTGTTCAAACCCGGCAAGTCGCTCAACCCGATCTCCGATGAGTGGGGCAACATCGAGATCGAGGGCGAGGTGCTT